AAAAAAGCTATACAAGTTATAGATCAAAATATAGACAGTGAGTACGTAAGTACTGACATAGTCGATGATGATGGAGACGGAAATGTAATTGTATACTTTAACTTTACATCAGCAACTACTGATCACGATCACTATAACCCTGACTCAGATCCAGCAGAGTTTATATACGACTTATCTATGGATTTAGAAGCTAATGGTATTTCTGTTGTAGATAAAAGCCACGATTTAGACGAAACTAAAGATATTAACGATCCTGTTCTTATGAAATTAAGAGCTCTTAAAACTAAAATAGGTAGAAAGAAAGGTATCGTTAAAGGAGGTGAAAGACATTCTGGTAAAAAGACAGCTATATTATCTAAACTTCAAACTAAAAGAGACCAGGTAATGAGAGATATGGAGCAGGAAGCTGAACCAGAAGGAGGTCCAATAGCAGATAAGTATGGAGATATGCTTAATAAGATAGATGCTGCAATAGCAAAAATAAAAGGAACAAACGAAGGTTATAACGATAGAGACGACGATCACGTAACAGATTACGAAAAACGTAGAAGAGAAGAAGATGATTATTACGAAGATCCAGACTACTATAAAGAAGATAAAGGTCAAAAGATATCTAAATCTAATATGGATGAAGAAGAAAACGTAAAATTAAGTAAAGAACATCTTTCTATCATAGCTAGTAAAGCCGGTAAAGCAATTGTACAAGCAGTACATTCTTCAGGAGATGAAGTATCAGGAGCTAAAATTAAAAAAGTATTTTCATCAGCTCTATCTCCTAATATACCAGAAGCTTTTACAGTACATATTATATATAAAAACGATGCTGAAGTTTCATACAGGTTTCAAATAGAAGGAAACGAACTAATATTTTTAGCAGACGGTGAAGATATAGTTCTTTCTGATGTAGGAGTTAAACCTTCTGGAGAACCTTTTATAAACACAGAGCTTGTTAAAAACGAGATGACAAAATATTTTAAACAAATGCAAGAAATGAACGATAAAGAATATTCTGATGCTAAAGAAGCTGATAGATTAGAAAATCATCCAGAAAAAGATAAAATTATAGCTATTCAAAATTTAATTGCTAAAGAAAAAGGCATTAAAGAAGAGGATATAGCTGAAGAGTACTCAAAAGAAAAACTATTAGCATACTTAGGACAAGCAGACGATGCTATGATTAGAACTCATGATGATAAGTATTTAATTATCTATAATCCTAAAAATGGCAATGACGATAATGCTGATATGTGGGGTGATTACTCTGTATTTGCAGTAGATCAAGATGGAGGAGAACATGAAGTATTATATTCAGATATTGATGATTTTCAATTAGAAGAGAATTCTGAGATGGATAAGATTATTCAAGGCAGAAAATTTATCAAGGATTTAGCTCCTTCTATGAATAAATTACCTCAAGATGATCCTAAGAGAATTAAGTTTATTAAAAAAGTAAAACAAATAAACGCTAAGTATAAAGAGCTATTAGCTAAACAAGATGATAAAATAGCAGGAACAGGTAGAGATCAAGAACTAGATGAAGGTAGAGGAGATTTTGATGATGTATTAAAAGCTGTACAAAATATGTCTAACAATGATGATATATCAGAAAGAGATGCAGCAGCAGAAATAGTATTAGCTTTAGCAGATAAGTTTCAATTACCAGTCGATAAGAATCTAGAAGATTATATGGAAGAAGGAGAAAGTGATTTATACGAAGGAACAGACTTACATATAGATAAAGATTTTCAATTCACAAGAACTAATAGTGGAATACAGATAACTGAAAAATATTCAGGTTATGGAGCTGATGCTAGATACATACACGTACCAGGTAGACTACTTAAAAGATTTGTTGCAGGACTAGCTAAGTCATCAAAAGTATTTAAAGATACTAAATATCAAGGACAAGATGCAGAAAATCCATTACAAGAAGTCAAAGTAGGAGACGTACTTACTAAAGACGGTAAAAAAGGAAAAGTAATCAAAATATCAGATACTCAAGCTACCGTAGATTTCGGAAATGGAGATGTATACGGAATAGCACATAGTAGAATTAAAGGTAGTGAAATAGTAAAAGAAGCTGGACCTGGATTTGCTCACGATTGTGCTGCTAAAGTAGTACATGAGAAATACGGGAAAGGTGATTGTATACCAGAAAAACACACTTTAGTAAAAGAAGGAGAGAAACATGTAGTTACTCATTACGACGTTTTATTTGAAAGCGGCAAAACAGTAGAAGATATACCAGTTAGTGAATTAGAGATTAAAACATCTAATGAACACTGGCATAAAGGATATAAAAAGAAAAAGAAGTAAGATGAACAAAGCTAAATTAGAAAATATTATTCTAGAGGCGTACGAAGAAGTTCTTAAAGAGAGTCTATTAGACGAATTAGAGGATTATGATAAAGATGAAAAGTCTGATAACCCTGGTTTAAGTAAACCTGAATATAATGTAGACGATAAAGATCATTTTATATCTCAAGATCAAATCAGACCAATGATAGCTCAGAATGAAGCTGAAGGTGATGAAGAACCAACACCAGAAGAAACTCCTGACATGGATGCTCCTGAAGAAACTGTATTAGAAGATGCTACTGATAAAATATTAGGTAAGTTTCCTACAGTTAAAGCAGCTATTATAAAATTACAAACAGAAGACTTTAAAGACTTTGTAGAGAGTATTGACTGGGTATCACCTCGTCCTAGCTCTTTTAGAGTTAACTTAAAGAACGGCCAAGACTATATCTTAAAATGGATGGGCGAAGGCTTTCAAGCAACTATACTAGGTAAAAGGTATTACCTAAGTAACATATCAGAATACCAACAAGCATTAGATAAATTAGAAGTACTATACAGAGAAGCACCAATGAGCGGAGCAGGTGAAGGAGAACCAGCAGACATTGACACCGGCGGCGGTGGTGGAGGTGGAGGCGACTTTCCCGGTGATGAAGGAGGAGCAGATACAGGAGGAGATGACCTCGGAGGTGATGATTTAGGAGCAGATGACGTAGGTGGAGCTGATTTATCTGATGAACCTGTAGACTTCGAAGCAGGTGAAGAACCAGACGCATAATATGAACGTAGTAAATAAACTATATACTGAATGGGCATGGAGATCTAAAACAGGTACTCCCTCAATGGATAGTAAAGAAGATAAAACTGTATTAGGTCTGTTACTTTTAGAGTTAATAGACACAGACGGTGAAGTTTCAAAAGATGAATTGATTAAAACTATCCAAAATGGTGAATTTACTCCCGAACAACTTAAAGGAATACTCAATCGAGTTTCATCTATAGCGTACAGGGATGATATTATGAACCATCTTAACTCAAAAGGAAAAGCTATATCAGCAATATCAAAGTACATATACAATGAATTGATAGATAACGGAGATATACAAAACTATCACGCTCTATTAAATAAACTCCCAAACTACGAATCACTTGGTAAATCAGGAAACCTATATAAAATGTTTGCTGGCAAATTTTCACAAGAAACTTTAAAATACTTGATGGATAAAAAGCCATCCATGGGAAATGTAGCAACAGGGAAAGGAGAAATATATCTTGGCACTTTAATTTCTGATGTAAAAACAGATGCTCCACATGGAGATATAACAGGAGGAGGTAAAACTATAGAAGTAAAAAATAGTGCTGCAAGACCTGCTGGTCAAAAAGTACCTTTTAGTAAAAATGCAAACTTTGTATTCACAAAATATTTTGTAGAAAAAGTAAATAACCTACTCAGCACTCCCATTAATGTATCTTCAGTATCTGGGAAAAGAGTATTTCATAGAATTAATTTAGTTTTAGATTATGCTATGAAAGAAAATCCTGAACTTATAGACAAGGTAATAGAAGTAGCAGATGAAGCAATAAATAGAGTATTCGTAGGTGTAGATTTATCTGGCTTGCAATTAAAAAATTTTAAAGAAGGTAACAGCATTAATGCAGATGGGTATGAATTAGAATTTTGCAAACGTTTTGTAAAGTTATATATAGAATCAGAAAAATTCGATGAAATATTATTTCTCAATGATAAATCTGGTAATTTTATTAAAATACCTTCCACTACTATCATAGGATTACTTGGAAACAGTATAAAAATAAATATGAAAGACGGACACCCTCAATGGTCCTATGCTTTCTAAATAGTTATGGCACAAAATATTAAAAAGATAGTAGCACAAGAATACTTAAAGTGCGCTAGAGATCCTATCTACTTCATGAAGAAGTACTGTTATATACAGCACCCTACTCGTGGACGTATTCTTTTTAACTTATATCCATTTCAGGAAAAAGTATTAGAACACTTCAAAGACCAACAATACTTAATTACTCTTAAATCAAGACAGCTAGGAATATCTACCTTATCTTCAGCATACAGTCTCTGGTTAATGATATTTCATAAAGATAAAAACGTTTTAGCATTAGCAACCACTCAAGCTACTGCTCGTAACTTGGTAACAAAGGTTATCTTTATGTATGACCAACTACCAAAGTGGCTAAGATTGAGATCAGTAGAAAAGAATAAACTATCTTTAAGACTTAAGAACGGCTCTAAGATACAAGCTAAGTCTTCTAACGCTGATGCTGCTAGATCGGAAGCGGTATCTTTGCTAGTAATAGATGAAGCTGCTTTCATTGATAACATTGAAGAAACATTTGCTGCTGCACAACAAACACTAGCAACTGGTGGACAATGTATGGCTTTATCTACTCCTAACGGTATAGGTAACTGGTTCCATCAAACATGGGAAAAAGCTGAAACAGGAGAGAATAGTTTCTTACCTATAAAATTACCATGGACAGTACATCCGGAAAGAAACGAAGAGTGGAGACAACAACAAGATAGAGATTTAGGACCTAGAATGGCAGGACAGGAATGTGACTGTGACTTCTTATCCTCAGGTGATACAGTATTTGAACCAGAAGATATGACCTTCTATGATGAGACTTATCAAAAAGATCCTATGGAGAAAAGAGGAGTTGATAGTAATTTATGGATATGGGAAGGAGTTGACTATAGTAAATCGTATATGGTTGTAGCGGATGTAGCGAGAGGAGATGCTACGGATTACTCAGCATTCCATATATTTGATATAGAAGAATGTAATCAAGTAGGAGAATATAAAGGTAAGATATCACCTAAAGATTTTGGAAATATACTAGTAGGAGTAGCAGCTGAGTATAATGATGCACTTTTAGTAGTAGAAAACGCAAATATTGGTTGGGCTACCATTGAACAAATAATGGAAAGAGAATATAGAAACCTATATTACAGTCCAACTAACAATAGAGACACTGTAGAATCGTATATGACTAAGTTTGAAAGAGATAAACTTGTTCCTGGTTTTACTATGTCATCTAAAACTAGACCACTAGTTATAGCTAAGATGATCGAATACGTTAGAGATAAAGGTGTTTTGATTCAATCTAAGAGACTATTAAGTGAGATGAGAGTATTCATATGGAAAAATGGAAAGGCTCAAGCACAAGATAGATATAATGATGACTTAATAATGTGTTTCGGTACAGCTTTATATGTAAGAGATACTGCTTTAAGACTCAGACAACAAGGTATGGACCTAGCAAGAGCTTCATTATCTTCTTTTTCTAACCTTAATTCTAGAAACCAAGCTGTGATGAAAGTTGGAAAGCCGACAGATAATCCGTATCTTATAAAGACACCTGGAGGCGAAGAAGATATCTCCTGGTTATTAAAATAGACTATTTATTAAAAACGTACATTAATGGCGGACAAATCCTTATTTGGCAGACTACGAAGATTATTTTCTAACGATATAGTTGTTAGAAATGTAGGCGGTAGAGAGCTAAAGATAGCTGATGTAAATCAGATACAGACAACTGGTAGATACCAAACTAACTCTTTAGTAGATAGATTTAGTAGACTTTATATCTATAACAACAAGAATATTTTTAACCCTAATCTTAACTATCAAACGTTAAGAATACAATTATACTCAGATTATGAGGCAATGGACACTGATCCATTAATTGCTTCTACTCTAGATATTATAGCTGATGAAGCTACAGTTAAGAATGATCAAGGAGAGATTCTACAAATTCAATCCTCTGACGAAAACATACAAAGAGTACTATATAATTTATTTTATGACGTTCTAAACATAGAATTTAACCTATGGTCATGGACACGTCAAATGTGTAAGTACGGTGACTTTTTCTTAAAATTAGAGATATCTGAAAAATTCGGTATCTATAATGTACTACCTTATACTGTATATCATATGGTAAGAAGAGAAGGTGAAGATCCTGAGAATCCTGCAAAAGTAATATTTCAATTAGATCCTGATGGATTAGCTTCTTCTCAACACCCTAACTACTTACCAAAGAGAAAGAACGATAGAAGAGTAGTTGACTTTGATAATTACGAAGTTGCTCACTTTAGATTAATCTCAGATACTGCTTACTTACCTTACGGTAGATCATATATAGAACCTGCTAGAAAGATTTTCAAGCAAGTAACATTAATGGAAGATGCGATGTTAATTCATCGTATAATGAGAGCACCTGAGAAAAGAATGTTCTATATTAATGTAGGTAATGTACCACCTAATGAAGTAGAGCAATTCATGCAAAAGACCATGAATCAGATGAAAAAGACTCCATATGTAGGAGAAGATGGTCAATACAACTTACGTTTCAATATGCAGAATATGATGGAAGATTTCTATCTACCTGTAAGAGGAGGTGATACTTCTACTAGAATTGAAACTACTAAGGGATTAGATTATGACGGTACAAATGACGTTGATTACCTATTAAAGAAGATGTTTGCAGCTCTTAAGGTTCCAAAAGCATACTTTGGATACGAAGGAGAATTATCAGGTAAAGCTACATTAGCAGCAGAAGACATTAGATTTGCTAGAACAGTAGAAAGAATACAAAAGATAATGGAATCAGAGTTAACTAAGATTGCTCTAGTTCATTTATACTCTCAAGGATTCTCTGGTGAAAGCTTAACTAACTTCGAAATTAAGTTAACTACACCTTCAATTATATTTGAACAAGAAAAAATAGCTTTACTTAAAGAAAAGGTAGATTTAGCTGCTCAAATGCAAGACTCTAAGCTTTTCTCTTCAGATTACATATATGAAAAGATATTTGATTTATCAGAAGACAAGTATATGGAAATGAGAGACCTAGTTAGAGAAGATTCTAAAAGAGCATTTAGAATAGCTCAAATAGAAGGGGAAGGTAATGATCCTGCTAAGTCTGGTGCTACTTACGGTACACCACACGATTTAGCTTCTATGTACGGTAGAAGAGCTACTCCAACAGCAAAAGGTGCTGGACAAGACGAAGTACCTCAAGGGTATGAAGAAGCACCTAAATGGGGAGAACCTGGACCAGAAGGTGGAAGACCAACAGAAAAAGCATCTATATATGGAACTAACGATGCAATAGGAGGTCGTGATCCTCTAGGAGTACATGGAATGCACGGTGGATTTGACTCCGATAATGATAAAGTAGCTGAAAATGTAAAAACAAACACAGTCTACCTTAGAAACAAAGAACTCTTTAAAGATATTGTATTTAAAAAATCTTCTGCTAAAGAAGCAAAGATGTTAAGCGAAGACAATATTAAAGATTTAGAGAATTAATACATATTTATATATAGTAAACGTATACAATGAGGATAAAACATTCAAAGTATCGCAATACTGGTTTGATATATGAGCTGCTTGTAAAGCAAATCGCAGCAGACGTACTTGAAAATAAAGAGTCAAGTGCTATTCAAATATTAAAAAAGTACTATAGCGGTAAAACTACTCTAGCTAAAGAATACAAGCTATACGAATTTGTAGTTAAAAACAATTCT